GTTGGCAAATCGAGGGCAGGCTGGTCACGTTCAATAAACCACAAGTGCGTGACGGCGCTAGTAACAGGATCTCCGTTAATCTTATTACGGAGGCTGACTTTACTAGTCAAACGAAGTATTTGACTTGGGGCGTTTCTATTTTATCAAACCTTATGAGCAATTACAAAGGACACGGCTTGTATCAAGAATTGGAAACCATGTTGGGCCTGATGGTCTCTTTTGGCAAGTACCAAATGTTTGGCTACAGGATTCCTATGCTGGAGCCTTTTATTTCCGGTAAATATACTGGCATAAATGGAGCTCAAGATGATGCTGCGGCAGTCGCGCTCGATGTTACAGAGCGTGGTAGACCTTATAGTTTGGCCAGTTTGTTGGCCAGTTTCATGGCTAAGATAGGCATGAGTCACGTCTTTGGCTTGTCCAATAGAGTGGTTGCCGACTGGTATGTGAATGAGTGGAGTATGATAGATTATGCCACTCGCGCGGGCCGCACTTTCGTGGCCTCCAATTACGCAGTGATGAGGGCTTTTATGTCTTCAGTGTTAGAGTTGTATAGGAAATACAACAGGGGAGAAGTCACTTTGCTGGAAGCGGCTAAGACTGCAGCGCGCCTCGTAAAAATAAAGTTGACTGAGAGCTGGGAAACCACTCGCGATAACCTAATTTCGTACTATAACGATGTGACAAACAAGCTTCGCTCTGTTGCTAGAGACGCTTGGTTCTGGTTAAGGAGGTATGGGACTCACTTGGTGGCATCGCTAGCAGGTCTAATAGCTGCCTCTGTTTTCCTATTCAACATGCCGGGTGGATCTCTCTTAAATTCCGCTTTTAACCAGGACTCTAGTTCTAGAACTGATAAGTACATAAATGCTCGGAGAGCCACTAGAGCTAAGGCTAGGTGGTCAAAGTCTTCCACCAATGGCCAAAACCAAGAAAGTAGGCACTGGATGGACAACGTTGTTCCTGTTGTTCAAAAGAACACCTATTCGGTGATCACGCCATCTGGTAAGTTTGCTGGTACAATTCTTTTCGTTGAGAGGAAACGGGCAATTTTCCTATGGCATTACTTTGAAACGGCAGTTGATTGGGTTTATCCTGATGGGGCTGTCTTCCGCTTGCAGAAAGGTGATAAGACTTATTCTATAATGGAGGAACATATTCATTTCGTTAAAAATTTTAATGAACAGATGAATGATGGGTGCCTGGTTGACGTGCTGCATCCTGATTTACCGTTGCATAAG